CGTGTAGGAGCCGTTGACCGACCGGAGCCGGAAATGCACCGGCAGCACGAGGGTCGCGTCGTCGGCGGCGTGCATGGCCGCCGTGTAGACGTAGGGGCCGGCGCTCAGCCCGGCCGCCGTGCGCTTCAGTACGCCGTTGATGTAGACGAATACCGCGTAACTGCCTTCCGGAGATGCGACATAATCCCCGGCGTCCTGCGTGACGACCACGCCGGCCGTCGCCTGCGACAGCCGGTGCCGGTGCGCCCAGGTGAGGGTTGCGTCGCCCACCACGGTTGACGGGAACAGGGCGCCGTTGACTCGCACGTTGCCGGCCGGGTAGGGCTTTTTCGCGCGCTCGGAGAGCACGACGCTGAACTGTGCGGCGCTCGCGATCGGCAGTACGCCACGCGAGTTGAACGGCAGCACCTTGCCGGTCACGGTGCCGTTCGCGGAGTAGGGTTCCTCCGAGGTCAGCGAGAGCCCGTCCGTGACGAACCACACCCGCGCGCCCGCTTCGTGCGCGAGCGGCACGGTGTCGTAGACACCGCGGATGACGTTGCTGATCTGGTACTCACCGCCGCCGAGGTCGGCGACAGTCCGCCACGCCATCAGTTCCTCGCCGGCGCTCGACTTCACCAGCAGCAGGGAACCGCCGGCGAGCCAGGAGGCGCTGTCCGCGTTCTCGAGTTGCCGAAGATCGATCGCTGCCTGCACGATGAAACCCGTCGCGTCGGTCGACGCCGTGTTGGCGGCGTAGGCGTTCTTCAGCGTGCCGGTCGGCGTGAAGCCACCCGCCGCGGTCGATTCAACGTAGCTCGTACCGCCCGCCGGGTCATGATAGACGAGGAAGCCCTCGTCCGTACCGCCCGAACGAGCCGCCGCGATGATCGCGTAGCGTTGTTCCTGCGCGACCATCTGGTACGGCGCCTCGAACGCGTACTGCGCTGCGACCGCGGCCGGGGCGCCCGCCGGATCAACCCACCCGCTCGGCGGCGGAACCGTGTAGATGTTGCTGGCGACCGCGAAGATGTCCTCGACGACATCGAACACGAGTTGCGTGGACATCGCATCCCCGTAGTCGGCGGCGATGACGCGGACGACGACATCCTCGATCTTGTTGCGCGGCCAGTTGAGCCTGAACACGCTGCCGGGGCGAAGTCGCCAACCCTTGCGGTTCATCTTGACCGTGATCTTCGCCAGCGGGTAGGAGAGGGTCTTGAGCGCCCGCGCGGCGGCGAACGCGGCGTTCGTGGCATTCGTGAAGCCGAGGAATTGGATGGACTCCGCGTCGATCGTCCCATCGCGAGCCGTAATGTTGGCGAGGTCTTGCGCCTGGACCGGACGCTCGGTGAAGTTCTGCGATTGATCGAGGTACTGCACCTTGACCGTGTTCTTGGTCTCGTCCCACGACATGCGCGAGACCGTGGCGTCGCTGATCTCGCTCGGACCGTACACGGGCAAGTCGGCGACGACGTAGTCGTCTCGCGCCAGTTCGACCTCGATCAAGCCGGTCAGCGGGTCCGTATACATGACCCCGTCGACGTGGCGCAGGATCTCGTCGATCAGGTTATCCGCCGTGGTCGTGCCGTTGAGCAACATCGACAGCCCGAGACCTTCGGCGTAGAGCCTATCGCCGACCGCCCGGAGTTTGGTGACGTTGATCTGCCCCGCCGAGATCCCGCAAGCCCATATTTTCTCGGTCAGGATCTCGTAGATCATGCACGCGGGATTGGCGTCGGTGCCGATCTTGTGCTTGTTCGCGGTCAGCCCGAGTTGATTCGGGTAGCGGTCGATGATGAGCGAGATCGGCTTGATATAGGCGCTCGTGCCGACGTAGGTCTGCTCGAGCACGCAGTACGAGAACCCGTAGTACGCCGGCAGAGACTTCGCACGCACCGCCTCGAGGTAGGCGTTTGGCGTTTGCGTCTGCGTGCCCTTGTAGAACCGGACGGTGCCGGAAATGCCGCCTTCCTTTTTCTTGCCGCCGAACAGCCCCTCGTCGTCATAGACGAAAGTAACGGTATCCGCGGTCTCGGTGCGCGTGCCTGCGGGGACGCGATCGCCGAACCGGATTTCGACGAGGTTGTCGACGGGCCCGTGCCCGGTGAACAGTTCGACTCCGAGGTAATACTTGTAGCCGATCGTGATGCGGTCGGACGAGAACAGTCCCGTCTTGACCTTTTCCTTGATCGGCTCGACCGCGAGATCGCCGTACCAGGTGACGTTCGGACCATCAACCTTGCATCGCCCGAACACCACCTGAACCGCACGACTGGCATCCGCGGTCGGAAGATCGAAGTCGTCCAGCGAAGACGGCTGCGGCACACCCGGTCGTTGTTTCGGGCGCAACAGTTCCGAGACCACCGTGAAAAAGATGGCCCACCCAAGTTGAATCCAGAACCCCATGTTGTATTACCCGCGAAAGCCGGCGCCCGTTACGCCGGTCGTACTGCTGCCCGCACTTCGCTTACCCGCCGAACCGTACACGTTGTCGCGGTACGGATTCTTCTGCGGGACATCCGGCCATCCCGCAAACCGCGGCAGGTTGTTGAACTTCCCGGCGCACGTCGCCGTGTCGCGCATGCAGCCCGCGAAAGCGACGATCGGCTCGCCCGTCGCAAGCCCCGGAAACGGCGACTGCAACGTGATGTCGTTGCCGACGTGTGACGTGATGAACCGGACCTCGCGTGTGTTCGCGCGCTGGACCCACGCTGCCTTGAGCCAGCCGTCCGGCTGCGTGCCGAATACGGTCGCCGTCAAGGTAAGACCGCTCGACGAAGCGACGACGCCGTCCAGTCGGAAAGCGTTTCGGTCAACCCCGCAGCCGTTGTGGTAGTGCGCCCAATTGCAATTCGGTTGGTACGTGAGCCACGGCACACGCCGCTTCAGCGAACCGAGCAGGGAATAACCGGAGAGAATTGCCTCGTCCCCCTCGAACGAGCACGTCGCCACCGTGCCAATGAAGATCGGGACGAACTGAACGTCCGGATCGTTCAGGTGGCGCCGGAACACGGTCAATCCCACAGGTTTCGCCGGGAGGAACGGACCGAACAGAGCGGCCACGTCGCAGTCGCGCGGGAGGCGCACCGGCAGCAGTCTCGGCGCCTCCGAGGCGTTCTGGCCGAGCCCCCCGCGCGTAACCGGCAGCGGGAGAAAGTCCGTCCCCAAATGCGTGACCGGAGTCTCGTTGTTGGTGTAGCCGTAGACGTTCACGTCGCTGGTGAACTTGAACAGTTCAAGCGGCGAGCCGTTGTACGTGCTTTCCTCGTAGGTCTGGTACGTCATGGCTTCAGGAGCCTCATAGTCGTTTCCACCACGGCGACGGCGTCGGTCTGGTGGCTAATCACGATCGCGTCTCCCGCGAGACGCCAGAGGCCGAGGAAGCTAATCATCTTCACGTCCGCCGGCGCGACCTCGATGCCGAGCGCCGCGTCGATGAACAACGTGACGGTGCCGCCTGCTCCCGGCGCGGCATCGAGGATCTTCCGCGCCAGGGTCGTGCCGTTGCGCAGCCGGATCAGGATATGTTCTCGCTGCGGGAGACCGAGCCCGTAGAGATCGAACTTGTTGTCGAGCACGCTCATCTGCGTGGAAAGGCTCAACACGGTGGAGGCGAGCGTGAAGTCGGAGACGCCGGTTGGCATCCACACCGGCGCATTGCGCCCCTTGCGACGCCCGAGCCAGCCGCGGAAGTCGGTTTGATCGGCGGCCGTCTTGAGGATCCACTCGTGGCGTTTCTCGAGGGCTGGCGCATCGGCGTGGCGGTAAATCGAACTGACGCCTACCTGACCATCCACCGTACCGTAGTCCGATTGGAGATTGAACGGGACCGCGTCTTTCCAGTTCGTCCCGCGCAGGTAAAGCTCATATCCCTGATACGTCGCCGCGGCGGCGATTGTCGGCACGCGCGGGTCAATATCACCGGGCGAACCGAGGAAGCGAAGCGCCACGTCGATATGCGAGTCCGTCAGTCGGCTCACCGCCGTATTCGCCTCGAGGCGCGAGATCATCAACGGGTAGATGGCCGTACTCGCAGGCCAGACTTGCGCGAGCGGCGTCGTGATCGTCACAGAGGACGCACCGACGCTCGCGATCTCGACGACTTCCCATGTCAAGTCATCGGCCAGCAATACCGCCGTGCCGCCCACAACGAACGTACGATTCGCCGTGGGGCATTGCAGTGTAACTGCGCCGATCGCCGCGGAAGCGGTTAGGCGGGAGCGTTCCGGCCACAACGGGACACCGTACAAACGGGCGTTCCAGCCGTACAGCAGGTTCTCCAGGTGCTGCGCTTCGCGCCCGCGGACCCGCGTCGCGAACTCCAACATGCGGCGAGCTTGCCGTCGCAGGGCATATCGTTGTTCCGTACCGTCGTACGCGGTCTCAACCCCCGTCAACCACTCGAGCGTTTCGTCGATCCGTTGGCCCCAATCCGCGCGAAACGGCCACGGGATGACCCGACGCCCGGTAATGGGCACCGTGTAGAAGGCTCCGCCGATCACCCAGGAAAGCACGTCATCAATGATCGGCGAGCCGTCCGTCGTGAGCGAAACGGTGTAGACCCGCAAGTCGATGGAGCCGAGCGTGAACGGCACTGCGATAGGCTCGACAACGTCAACCCCCGCATCGGCGGGCGGCGTGAACTCAGAAACGAGCTTCGGCACGAGGAACGCGTTCCACACGTCCACAGTGCGCGTGATGCCGGAAAACAGGTTGCCGAGGTCAAGCGCGATCGGAATGAAGTGAATCCGGTTGTAGAAATCGTCGAAGTACGAGATTGGCGTGAGCCCGGCCTTGACGCGCGGCGCCGCGGCGACTGGCAGGTTGTCGACGATCGCGTACGCGGTGCGGGTACTCGAATCGGTGATGGATTCGCGCGGCGGCCAGTCGAGGAACGCGAAGTCGTAGAGGCCGAGCGACAGGTGCGGGTTATTCCAGCCGGCGTCGGAATCATTCAGCAGGTAGCCGTTGAGTACCGCCACGGCTCAGGGCCCCGTGTAGCGCACGGCGTAGGCGAGGGTTCCCGAGTGACTCAGCATAGCGCCGCCGTCCGGTACTGACGCGTCCTTGCGGAACCACGGGTACACCTTCCACTTATCAGCGCCGAGCGTGATGATGTCCCCCGGCTCGAGGTAGTCGATGCGCGTGTGTCGGATGTGCTTGAAGTCGGCGACAAGCGTGAATTTATTGCCCGCAGTGCGCGGCACGTAGACGGGGAACGGGAGCAGCACCGCCTCGAGGTTCCAGTCGCTCGGCAAGCACGCCAAGAGTGGCGCGATGTACGGATTCGAGGCGGCGAATCCGCCGGCGGTGTCGCCGTGCCAGCCGCGTGCGTCCACGTCGCCGTGAATGAACGCGTTGTCCGTCGCTCCAGCGTTCGCCTGCGCGACGTTGAACATCGGCGTGCCATCCGGCGCCACGCCGGACGCGCCGTTAATGGTAAGCGAGGTAACATTGCTGCTGAACTCCCGGCTCCCTGTCACCGAACATCGTGTCGCGTAGTACCAGACCCCGGTGCCGGTGAGCCCCGGCACGTCGGAGAGCCCCCACGCCATCATCTGATAGAAGTTCGTCGAATAATTGATGACGACGTAGACCTCGTCGGGCGACGCGTTCACGTGGACCTCTGCCGTCGCAGGAAATGCAACCGGCACGGCGGCGATTTCACCGAGGTACGCGTACGCCGGGCCCGCGCCCGTCAGGATGTTGCTACCATCCTTCCCCGTGCCGCCCCTAATGCGCAAACCCACAGTGCCGTCCGCGACGATCTCGACGTAACAGTTGCCCTTGTGCAGCACGTTGCCGGAGAGCGTCCAGCCGTTCGCCGTGCAGGTGTTGCGGATGAACGTGAGAAGCGCGGCCCAATCCGCGACCGATGAGGTGTCGTAGGCCATTAGGGATCGAGCCTCAGTGCGTAAAAGTCGGGGAATCCGTTGCGCCACACGTCGGCGATGACGACGTAAGTAACGCCGCCGACGACGAGCGTGTTCTCCACGACGTTGTCGAAGCCCGGCATGTAATGAATACCGTCCAACTCGCCGTACACGTTCGCCGAGTTGTCGTTGAGCACGACGCGCGGCATCGGGTAGTAGGTGCCGCCGGGGCGGATGTTGTTCGTCGTGCCGCCGAGCGACGTGTTGTTCCACGGGTACGCGTGCGGGGTCACGTAGGATCCCGTGACCAAGCGCAGCCCCATGTTGGCGCGATTTCCCTTGTAAGGCATCGAGTGCGCGGTATCGCTGAATCGCGTCGCCGGGACGCCGGTCAGCATGCCCGCACACACGATTGGGTACGGGTACTGCCGCGGGTTCGCATAGGGCAGCGCGAAGCCCGCGTAACCCGATTCGTAGACCGGATTGCCGACCTTGAGCGCGAACGCGAGGCGGCGATCGTTCGCCGTGCAGGTGTTGCGGATGAACGTGAGAAGCGCGGCCCAATCCGCGACCGATGAGGTGTCGTAGGCCATTAGGGATCGAGCCTCAGTGCGTAAAAGTCGGGGAAT